CAGATGATTCACTTACTATACACCAAATGGAATCTTTTAGGACTACTGGAAGTTATGAGCGTACAATAATATGCTCACTAGATAAAGACTTTAAAATGGTTCCAGGACTACACTACCACCTAACAAGTAAGGTAATATCACTAGTAACTGAAGATGAAGCTATGATTAGTTTCTACAGGCAGATACTTATAGGGGATGCTGGTGATAATATACCAGGACTTACTAAGACTCTTAGACTGCAAGGGCGTGTAGAAGAAGCTGATAAACTAACACACACACACTATTTAAAGCATTTTAATGAGATTATAGTTGACATGAAACCTGATGATGTGTATAATCATGTATTAGGAATGTATGAAGCCTATGGATATTCAGATAAGGAATTTCTAGAGATTGGTAACCTATTGTGGTTGAGACGTCACCCAGGACAAATCTGGAGTGAAGATAAAAAGAGAGGTTTAGTATGACATTATTGCAACTTAATCCTTCAATACCAGTACAGACTCCTAAAGGTCATGGACTTGCCATATTTGTAAATGAACTTAGTGAAGAGCACAATATGCTATGGACAGTAATTATAGATGAAACTTCAGAAATATGGACGTTTCAAAACCCCCAGATTAGGGGGTCTAAGAACATTACATTTGGACGATTAAGTCAATACCCTAAGAAGGAAGTGTAATGGTTAAAATAGTTGCTATATCAGACACACACATGGCACATAGAGACCTTTATAGACTAGTTAAGGGAGACATATTAGTACACTGTGGAGACTTAACACATAGAGGAAGATCACATGAATATGCAGATGTATTAGAGTTCTTTAGACTACACTGTGCAAGATATAAGCATGTAATATTTATAGCGGGTAACCACGATTTTGGGTGTAAAGAGTACATGGATAACATGTTACAATGTGGAATGTTCCCAGATAATCTTCATTACCTACATAATGAAAGTAAGGAAATAATGGGTATAAAGTTTTTTGGAAGCCCTAACACACCTCCATTTTATGACTGGGCATATATGAGTAATGAGGGAGAACTGTCAAATATATACAGTCTTATACCTAAAGATACTCAAGTTCTAATAACCCATGGGCCTGCATTTGGCATATTAGATGTAGAAAGTAGGAACGGTGAGCATTGTGGCAGCACTTCATTACTAAGAGCAATAGTTGACCTGGACAACTTAAAACATCACCTATTTGGACATATACATGCCTCCAATGGACAACAAGAATCACAAAACGTTACATTTAGTAACTGCTCTGTTCTCGATGATAATTATGATATGAAATTTAAACCTACAGTTATTAAGGTATAATAAAATGTCGTCATGGGAAGAGTTTTTAGCTAATCAAATATTTGAAGCTAAATTACCAGAACCAGTTAGGGAGTATAGGTTCCATAAGACTAGAAGATTCAGATTTGATTTTGCGTGGTTAGAACATAAATTTGCAGTAGAGGTTCACGGACAGGTATGGGGTAGAGGTGGGCACACATCTGGAGCAGGGTTCACTAAGGATAGGCAGAAAATTAACTTAGCTATATTAGATGGCTGGAAGGTAATGGAGATGACCACAGGTCAGGTTGGAGACTGTTTAGCGATAGGATGGATAAAAGAATATTTTGATAAGTTTGTGGAGAAATAATATATGATGGAATGTTTTTGTAATGAGTGCAACGGAGTACCTATGACTGACTTAGAGACAATAGAAAGATTAACATTAGAGACTGTTAAGTCTTTAGTATTGGATATTAAGGATTTAGAGTTAAGAGTGTCACAGTTAGAAGACTTTTTAAATGGTAATACATAATGCTAATACCGTGGAAGTGGGAAAGACTAGATGGAGAGACCTGTAGATATAAAGTAATTAATGGGTGGATAGTACTTCATTGGAATATGGCTGGTGAGCATACTTCAGTATTTGTACCTGACGAACAACATATATGGAAAATATAATTAAATGCGAAAACCTGTAATTGTTGGAAAGGCCTTTCAGGAGCAATTAGCATCACAAATAAGGTGGTGGTTTGATCCTATTAATGATGCTAATATTGCGAAAATAATCGAAGAAAATAAAAGAGTAAGAGCAGAGAAATTATCTCAAGGTTATATTCTAGAAAGTGGTGGCGCATATTATACAGAACAGGATATATTAGACGGTAAAACAGGGTTAAATGGAACACTATATCATCTAGGCTATAGAGCACTTGATAATGGTAAATGGCGTAAGGCTACTGAAGAAGAACTAAAGGAAGCACAATAAATGAGAAATTCTACCTTAATAAAGAAAAGTATAGATTCTGGCATAGTGTACGGAACAGTGGACATAGAAAACTGTCCTGCTATAGTGGCTGGTTGGGGACTATTTGATCAGAACTTTGGAATGGATCAGATACTAACAACTCCTAAAATTACATCAATATCGTACATGAAGGAAACAGATAGTAAGCCTACTACATTAGGGTGGACGTTCAATGAAGATGCGAAGGGTAGTGATACGTCTTTGTTATTAAAGTTCAGCGAATGGGTTAAGGATGTAGATGTTATTATAGGACAGAATACAGATGCTTTTGATATAAAAATGATTAATTGGCGTATTAACGAATTAGGCCTACCACCTATTGAGTGGCCACAGTTCTCATTAGATATTCTTAAGTTGAGCCGTAAGGTGTTCAGACCACTATCACATAAATTAGACTTTAGAAGTAGAACTTATGGATTTGGAGGTAAGATAGATCAGACAATGAAACAGATTATGAAAGTAATGGATGGAGATGAGAAAGAACAGGCCGAACGTATGCGTTATAACGCTAAGGACGTATTGGACACTCGTAAGGTGTTCTGGAGGGAGGTAGATTCATACAAGCTTCCTGTAGCTTTTGTTAAGCACTTAGAACGTATTATAAAGGGTGATAAGCCGTTCTGTAAACACTGTCAGTTTAATAAGAAGAACAAGTTTGATATAACACAGTTCAGAGTTAAACTTAAGGATACAAAGAACTACAAGTTTAGATACCAATGCAACAGATGTGACTATATATGGGATTCTAAGAAATGAGAGAAATTAAATTTAGACAATGGCACTATAATAGATTTATTTACCACGATTTATTAGCAGAGTATGAAATTTATTTACCTGCAGATGAACCTATATTACAACAATACACCGGACTTAAAGATAAGAATGGGATTGAAATTTATGAGGGAGATATAATCAGATTACAGGATTATGATGAATTTACTATTATAAATGTTTTATGGAAACAAAATATAGCAGGGTTTAATATTTCTAATAAATATGACACTGTTGTTATAGGTAACATATACGAAAATCAGGAACTATTGTAATGAAAAACTACCGTATTATAGAAAAGAAAGGTGAAATAAAAACTATACAATATCCAGATAGTCCTAATGGTTGTTATGGGCATTATTGTTGTTCATGTGGTGAGATTGAAGAGGTATATATTGCTAGATATATTGTTCAACAAAAATTACCAACTCACTATTCGGGAAACGGGTTAGTTCCTATAGATAATCAATATATGTATAAGGACCTCAAAGAGTTTAATAATCTAAACGAAGCTAAAAAATTTAAAAGAGATTTAGACCTTGAAACGGGGATTATAATTGAATGAAAACCCTTAAACGCAATGGCTGCTATTACTTTGATAACTCAGATAGTGTCTTCTTTGACGTAGATGACACTCTAGTAATATGGGATCACACAGATGAAAACGGTAACCACCATAGGAATTCTATTGCGTTTAATGATCCTAATATTGGTAATCACACCGTATATCTATTGCCTCACAGGACACATATCAACACTCTTATACGTAACCATGGTCGCGGTAAACATATTATCGTTTGGTCTGCTGCTGGAGCTAGATGGGCGTTAGAAGTTGTTGAAAAGTTAGGACTACAGCAGTATGTAACACTAGTTATGGAGAAGCCAGTGTGCTATGTAGACGACAGTCCAATGGAGAATTGGAAGCCTAAGAGGATTTATATACCACATGACGTGGAGGGTAAATAACATGCAAAAAGAATTAAAATATATTCATAATCAAGAATTATATGCTGAGGAGTTAAATAAATACTCAGGTTTTAATGGTAGATGGTCTAAGGTGGAATTGATACTTAGACAGAAGCATCGTAAATTCCTAATAGAGATAATAGATTATTTAGAACAAATAAATAATGAGGAGTTAGAGTAATGCCCGAGTTTATTGCCCATGATCCATCATTAAGTTGTCCATATACTGACTGTATAGTTCCAGGATGCACAGAGGTTAAAGTATTAGATTTACAAAGACTTCGTTATGACCTTATGCCTGTCGAATTTGATGACGTAGTACAGGTGTTACAACATTCAGCACATTCAGGTAAGTATGGTGAGAATGATTGGTTAAATGGTGTTAACTTCGAACCAGAGAAGAACCTAGCATCTATTAAGCGTCATATTAGAGATTATAGGTTAGGCAATAGAGCTGATAAAGATAATGGACTACACCCCATGTTAATGGTTGCGTGTAGAGCATTAATGCAGTATACACTAGATGTAAGGAGTGAAAAAGATGTTAGATAACATGAGTATGGATGGTAGATATGATTATCAATCACTATTATTATTACATACAATAGTTAATTACACTATTAATTACAAACCTAATACATTACAGTATAGTATACATAACCATTTTGAAACAGTGAAGGCACTAATAGGAGACAGTGATGTTAGATAAAACAGGTAAAGACTTAGAAATGCTGGCTTCCACAGTAATTAGAGTGTACTTTGAGTCAGCTTTAGACTTAAAAGATTCGAAAGGTGATAGAGTAATGGTTACGTGGCTGGAAGCCAAGGACATATTGGTACAGGTATTAAAGAAACAACAAATCATTTAATTAGAGGATTCAAACTATGTTAGTATTTTTCTTAGGTGTGGTAGTAGGTGTTGTATTGTCAAATGTAAAGAATATCATTTTTGCAGTTAAAGCTGCTCACAGGGCTACAGTGTCACAGGAACCATCACCCACAGTGGTTTCGGCTCCATTACAGACTACACCTCCTAAGGTGGCAGAGTAGTCCTATATGATTTCCCTATGTCTAATAGTAATTTTATTAATGATATGGGGAATTGTTGAGAGTTTTAGAGTTATTGTATCTACTGTTATAAAGGTGTTAGATAAGTAAATTTTAGTTAATAAAAACCCCTATTAGATTTCTCTTTTAGGGGTATTTTTTCGTCTTAGTGTATGTATTACTTATGTAACACTCCTGTAATTCCTGCGCCATATGCTGCAATAGCTATTAGTAATATAACTACAGCCTTACTTATCAGACTGAATAATCCACTTCCTATATTAGTATATAACTTACTTTCTAATTTCTTACACACCTTATCAACAATAAGGTCTATGTCGTCGTTACTCAATACAATATGCTGCGGATTGCTTGGTTCCTCCAGTGCCATTAGACCGATCTCCTAACATCTGTTACGTAGTCTTGTATGTAGTTAGATTCAGCTACAGAGTGGTTCTGGTTACCACCTAAACACTTAACAGTATTATTAGCATCATCCCAACTTTCAAAGTAAGTAACATGCCCCTGCCAGTCACTGTCAAAGGGGAAGTGGAATACTAATATGTCACCTTCTTTAGCGTCATCAGGGTCTATTTTTTGACCATAAGTCTTGAAACTCTGAGCATTCAATAACCCAGTACCATGAAACCCTGCCTCTCTCTCACAGAAGTTAACCCACGCAGCACACCAACTGGTAGTTGCAGGATCAATGGCTATGTCACCATTAATTGCCTGAGAGTGCAATAACGCTCTTAATTCTCTATTGTTTCTTACTTGCTGAAGTCCTAAGAACTTACGAGCTACATCGATGCCTGCCATAATTAGTTTCCTTGATTGTCACTGCTTGCATATTGTTGTTGTTGGTCTACTTGTGCAGACTGTGGAGGCTGTTGAACCTGTTGTTGCTGTTGTGCTGCTGTTGCTTGTGCATACTGATCAGGGGAGTAAGGGTCTTTACCGTTCTCTATTTGAACAATTCCCTGCATTACTTTAGTACGTGTTGCAGTATTAGACATATCTATAGGTTTATCAGGGTCTATACCTGCAGACTTGGCTAATGTATTAACATATCCTTGTGTATCATTTTCACTAGATGGTGCATAGTGGCTTATAATAGTATTTAAGGACTGACCATTGTACTTAGTAGTTAGTAGATTAGATAAGGCTCCTAAACCTTGTTCTGGAGTTGCAAAACTTGCAAATCTAGGATCTGCACCTTTAGTGAACCCTGGTTGACTTTGTGTAAACCCTCCTATCTCCAAATTACCAGGATTGTTATTACGAACACCTCTAGGAAGATTATGGTTGTTAAACTGGTCTTGTAATTGTTGTGGATCCACTTGAGTATTTCCTGATTTGCTGCTAGAAGTCTGCTGTGTACTAGAGGATGGTTGTACACCATTAATAGCGTCTTGTCTTGCTTTATTGGTACTTTGTTGTTCTTGTTGAGCCTGCTTCATTGCTGCAGCCCCGTAACTACCAGGTAAGTGTACATTAGCAAAGTCGCCATAGGGGCCAAATGATTTCCATTTTGTTCCTGATTCTAGACCATACTTAGGAGCTAGTGTAGCCATAGCATTTGCAAATGCTTTAACCTGTGATGGATAGTGCTTATCATCCCAACCATAACGAGAATCAACAATATCTAATGCCTTACCTGTAAGGTGCGCACTATTCATTGTTTGAGAATTACCTTCTCTGATCTTTTGGGCCTGTGCTTCAGGAGTCATTCTTCCCTCAGCCACTACTGGTGAGAATCCTTGAGCTTTTAACTCTGCCATTAATCCTTTAGCGCCTTGTAACATGACAGGGTCTATACCTCTCATATTAGGCTTATAAGAGCTTTCTTTTGCCATTGCTTCAGCATCAGGATCTATAGACTGAGCTGCCTGTTGTCCTAATAATGACTGCGATGTATTAGTTTGCGGTGTCATACCTAGCTGATTCTGTACGTAACCTCCTATCAATCCTTGATTAGGCTGCTGTGCAGGTGTTACCGCAGGTGCTGTAGAAGGTTTAGCAGCAAATGCTTTTGTAAGTCCAGAAACTAGACCATTAAGACCTGACAGCATTGACCCTGTACCTTGCTGTGCTGAAGCAGTAGGTGCTGATTTTCCTACTACACCTTGGTGTAAACCTTGAGCTAGAGGTTGTAGTAAACCGAAATTAATTCCACCAGATTCTGGTAATTGTTGTTGTTGAGGATTAGATCCACTTAGCATTATTGTCCACTCCCCATTGTTCCAGAAGCTATTTGACCAGCTGTTATTGATAACCCTTTACCTATAACCTGATTCAACACTTGAGCTGCTTTAGTCCCTGAGAATTTAGATAAATTCTGTAGTGTAGACTGTCCTATAGGTGTCTGGGATAATGCTTTAACTCCATACACAGCTCCTATTGATAACGCTGCTAATGGATGTCCTGCACCAAGTTCAGTAGCGCCAGCTGCTATAGCTCCTAGTCTTGTCAAATTATTATCTGTGAATCTTGCTACTGAGTTTAAACCATGAGCAGCTTCTACCGCCTTATTTAACCCGTCCATTGTTCGTTTAGCGTCAATCCCTAATACTCTATCCATGGTTGGTTTCCATTTAGATAGGTTAGCCTGTAATTGTGGTATAGACAACATATTACCACTAGCATCGCTTAATACTTTATTTATTATGTGAGAATCAATTATATTCTGTCCTTGTTTATTCAATACAGCCTTAAACCCATTTATATCATTAACCCTTCCTGGCAGTGTTTTAGTGTTTAATAGATTATCCAGTAAAGCATTGGCAGTATGTGGATCTTTAACAACGGCTGCTGGATCTAAAGCATTAGCTACAGCATCCATGCCATATGATCTCATTGGTAATATTGTACCTTTCCATATAGCATTAGCTTCGTTATATTTATCTAGTGCTCCTACTTTTATAGCTTCAGATTGTAAATGAGACTCTTCTAAATCTCCTAAACCTCTTAGATCCTTACCCATTTCTGATGTTACTGAATTAGAAGTAAACTTGGTATAATTAGAACTTAATATCTTGCGAGCATCATGTAGTCCTGCTAAATCTGTAGCATTATTAGATACATTTATAGTATCCTTTAATACTTGTTTTTGTAGTCCATTTAAACTATCTGAGTATTTATCTAATATTGACTGAGCATTACTAGCAATAGGTGTTCCAGAAACATCTCCTGGCATTCCTCTGAACTGTTCAAAGGCCTTATTAGCTACTGCCATACCAGTATTCCAAGTATTTGCTGATGCCTGCGCTGCAGCTTCATTGGTGCTGTATCCCATCAATTTAGAACTTATAGTGTCTAATACGCCTTGTATTTTAGCAGGTAGCAATCCAGCACCAATAGTTTGAGTTGCTATAGTGCTAGCGCCCTCAACACCAGCTCCAACAACTGTTCCAGTAACTCCGGCTATAAGTTTTTGTGAAGCATCTCCATCTACTGCTGTTGCTGAAGTTGTGAAGTTATTAGCTATAAAAGCTGCAGAATCTGCTCCTACAGATCCTACATCCATTGCGGCCATGGCACCTCTAGCTGTTAGTCCTGCAGCTCCACCAGCAGCAATTGCACCAGCCATTCTACCAGCAAATGCTGTGTTTGGATTATCATGCATTGCCTGACCAGCAGGTGTTTGCGAAGCTTCAGGTGCTCCTACAGCACGTGCTACAGGCCCTCCTGGCCCTAAACCTACTGCAGACGCTGCTCCACCACCAAATGCGTTAATTTTGTCTAAAATACCATCATTAGTAGGCTGTGCTGGCTGATTAGCAGAATCTCCCTGATCAGACATATACTTACTAAAGTCCTGAGCAGATTGAGCAGCCTGCGGCGTAGTTTGAGGTTGTGGCATGTACTGATCAAAAGAATCTGGCATTATTTACTCGCTTTTTGTAGACCAAAGGCGGCTACTAACTTATCTTCAGTCATGTCTGGATGATCTAACATTGCTTGATGTAAAGCAGCATTAGGTACAGGACGTCCATTGTGCACATATCCTGAGGGCTCATTAGCTTTCTGCGGATCAAAAGGTTCAGGAACAGCTGTTCTCCAAGTTTGATACTTCTGCTGATCTCCACCAGCCCTTATACGATTACTAGTTACCCAGTTATCGTGAGCTTTAGTTTGAGCTTGGTCTCGTACATTGCCTACAATGGCCTTTATAGAATCCCAGTTAATGTTAGTACCGCCTACAATCTTATTTAATTGGTCTAATTGAGATTGAGTCATCTTTTCACCAGGAGTCTGATTAGCAAGTGCACTTTTAGCTACGAAACCGCTTTCAGCGAAGAAATGTTGTAATATCTGTACTTGAGTAGAATTTATATTTAGTTTAGTAAGATCTTGTAGTTTACCAACAGTACCTTTTGGAACAACTTTTAATATATTCAGAACTGAATTACTATTAGTTTCTAGAGTTTTAAGTCCTGGCATTGCTAAATCAGCAGTCTTCATTTCGTCAGCGTCTTTTGAATCTATAGCTTTCTGAGTACCACCACCTCCTGACAAACTATTTGGAGTAAGAATCTTACTAGTAGCATCATTAGCTTGATTATAATTTTGCTGTGCTTGCTGTATACGAGTAGCATCGCCAGACTGTTTAGCTGCAGTTAATTCATTTTGACGTTGTTCTACTAAGTTCTGAGCCATACCTAATGGAGTAGTTTTAGGTTGTAACTTACCAGCGTCTTTAGCATTAGCGTCATTAGCGTCATCTTGTTTTTGCTGTAGAGAATTAGCAATAACAGCATGAAGATATTGTGGATCATATCCTGCCGGTGTTACCGGTATACCAGCAAACACTTTCTGAGCAGATTGTGGCAATGTTGACAATAAAAGTCCAGCAGTTTTTATCTGTGTTTGAGGATCCTTTATGTTAGACAATGTTGAAGCTACTGTTCCTAATTGGTCTGTAATAGCTTTAGCATTTTTTAGTACAACAGTATCTGTATCTGCATTGGATTTAGCTACTTCTGATATTGATTTCTGAATGGCTAAATTAGCAGTGTCAAACTTCTGACCTGCATCCACCCCACCATATTCATATTCAGCAGCCCGTGCTCCTGCCATACCGCCTTGTTGATAAGCAGCATTAACCCTTGCGTCTGCTGCATCCTTAGCTTGGGCAGCCTGTAGATCCATCTGCGCTCCTTGAGCTCTAGCGGTGTTGAAATCCGCAGTTGCTTGAGAGTTCTGCAGCTCAGAAGGAGCTTTAGCAGCTGATTGTGCCATGTTCTGCTGAGTCTGTTGTATGTCAACTTGTGCTTTTTGACGCTCAACAGCAGAGTTCTGTATAGAGTTAGCCGTACTAATACCCTGTTGTAGACCACTAGCTAAACTGTCAATACCGCTAGGCGTTGGAGCTATTTTAGCCACTTCACCTAGATGCACTCCCTCAGTTAAGGGGCGTAATAAACCGAAATCAATTGCCATGAATTATAACCCCAATGCGCCTAATATGCCTGTTGTAGATCCGGTAGATGATACACCACCTAGAGAGCCTAAAATTGAACCTATACCCGCCAATCCTGAAGAAGAAGATGATTGTCCCAATGTTTGATATTGTGTACCTCCCAATATTGCTGCCTGACTTAGCGAATTACCTGCTGAAAGTGCAGCGTTAGCCTGATCTTGACCTAGACTATTAAGAAGATTTGATAAACTATTTCCTTCAGATGTAGCTAGTGAAGCTTGAGAAGTTGCTGCCTGTTGTCCCGCACCTGCTAGACTTGATAATTGAGTTAAGGTATTACCGTAGAACTGGCTTAACGTATTCTGACCAAATTCTTGTAACTCCTTCAACATCTGACCTGAACCTAAGTACCCTTTAGCAGAAGCATCACTATCAATAGCCTGTGTACCCTGTTGTAGCTGTGCTTGGTAACCAGGTTCATTAGTTATGTTGTTCTGAACCTCATTTGCTGTAAGAGGGCCTTGTGCAGTGTATTGGTTATATAAAGCATTAGCTTGTTGGTAATTAGTTTCTTCTCCTTGATATGCGGTATTTTCTATACCATACGTCAAGTTAGCATCTGAGTTAGGGTTATTAAGTTCTTGTTGTGCTAAACCTGTAGTAATAGCACTACTAAGTCCTGCATTATTCTCAAACGTAGATAATGAAGCATCTAACGCTCCAGCACCAGTATCACCACTATTTGTATCAATACCAACCCCTGGTAACGATTCTGCATTAGTCCCAGCTCCAATACCTTGGTAATCATAGTTACCAAAGAACTGACCTTTACTATTGAAGTTAGGAGTAGAATTCTCAGTTATGTAGCTATCTACATCCTGTTGTGTAATACCTGCTTCTAGAGACTGTAACGTAGGAGCAGTAGGAGCAGTAGGTGCTGAAGGATTATATGGAGTTAAACCTATATAAGAATTTAATTGATCTAATGCCTGCACACCTTCCTGTGTAGCAGGTTGAAGATCTGAAGTAGCTAACTGGAACTGCGCATTAGTAGCCTGAATAGCAGATCCTATAGCCTGTGTAGCATCATTAGATGCTTCATTAGCAGCCTGTACACCAAATTGACCTGCAGCATTAGCAACAGATGCAGGGACTGTAGATACTACGGAGCCTCCAGTCTGACCACCTCCTAATCGGTAAACATCTTTACCAAAATACTGGGTTCCATGAAAACCTACAATTTTATTTAAAATATTAAGCATTATACTTTTCCATATAGGTCATACTGATATAATAATAGATCTGTAGGTTCGCCATCATATAAGCTACCACCATCAATCATTCCACAAGCTTTCCATCCTAGTTTCTTGCACAATCCGTGAACATTAGCGCAAGGTACAGGTATTTCTGTAAAACACTTCTTAGCTTTAGTGTTCTCTTTAACCCAGTTAAATCCAGCAATACTAGATTGTTTAGATAAGTCACAAACTCCCCAGAACGTTGGGTGTATGTTTATATGAACTTCCATTACTTCTGAAGTTAAAGGTCTGATGTTAAATATTCCTACAACTGTATCGTTTTGTTTAATTACAAGGTATCTATAAGATTTATCAGGCTTACCAGAATAAGCTGTAACTTTAGATAGTTTAGGACTTGATAATATACTATTAACTAGTTTATAATCTTTAGTTTCTTGTATCGTAATCATTACAGAGTTCCTAAGTAAGTCTGTAATTGTTGTTCAGTTCCTGAGAACTTCTCAAATGATCCTGAAGACAGCATATAAGACCATGTATAAACTACAGCCTTAGTAGTTGTGTTATATGTTGTAGATATTAACGTATAATCATAATTCATTAACTGTACTCATATATAAATACAACACCTGCAGACCCTGCGGCTCCTGCTGTACTTGAACCGTTAATAAGTCCACCGCCAGCGCCAGCTCCGAACCCTGTACCTGCTGTACCGGCTGCTGTTGAAGTTATGCCGGGCCCTCCTGAACCAAATGCTGTATCTCCGCCCTTTCCGCTAAATCCCGCTGAAGTTACACCTCCAGACATTCCAACTGCTCCGCCCTGTCCTGGTACATTCAATAATGAAGTGCCTTGTGACGTTCCCACAGCTCCACCAAGACCTCCTGAATTAAATGTGAAGCTACCACCTAAGTTGGCACTAGTAGGGCTTCCTGCACCACCATTTGCTGTTATAGTTCCTACTGTACAGGCTACTGTAGTGTTTCCACCAGTACCACCATTATTAGATCCTGATGCTCCTGCTGTACCTGCTGCACCAATTGTAACAGTAGCAGATGTTCCTACTTGAGTTGATGTAAGTGAGCATTGAATTCTATTACCAGCACCGCCCCCGCCTACTGTATTCCAGTTACCAGCACCTAGAGCATCATTAACTCCTCCAGACCCACCGCCAGCGCCTAATACGTCAAAAATTACTGTTGTTGCTGCTGTGTTTCGCGTGTACGTGCCAGAAGACGTGAATCTAGTTATTCCCAGTAATGTTCCTACAGGTAATGAAGTTATGCCAGTATTAGCAATGGTTATACCACCACCACTATTTGTTACACTTATTCCTGTTCCTGCTGTCAAAGTTGCTACAGTTAAAGTGTTACCTGTAGTATTTCCAATCAACAATTGACCATTAGTATACGATGTAGTTCCTGTACCACCCTTATTAACTGGTACAGTTGGCAGCTGTGACGTTGTAGCTGTACCACTTATATCTGCGAAAGCTGGTTGAGACACATTAGGAGTTCCTGTAGTGTCTATATTATTAACCCATTTATGAGCTGTTGATGAAATACTAAATACACCTCCTAAAGCCAGCGAGGTTGGAGGTGGTATTGCATTAGCTATGTCAGCAGCTACTATAGTTCTATATGAAGGAGTTCCTAAAGTGGCTCCACTATTAGGCCCTGCTAAAAATGTATTAGAAAACTTTTGAAGTATTGTAGGCTGTAGATTACCTGAAACAGTTATAGGGCCGCTAGTCACTCCGCTATCGAATACTACACCATCTCCTACAAACCCTACGGATGTAACACTACCAGATCCTGTACTTACAGTTGTCCATGTTGCGGGGCTAGCGTTACCATTAGAAACTAATATCTGTCCTGCTGTTCCATTAGCTGTAGTGTCAGATGCTATTAGATTATAAATTCCTAAAGGAGATCCTGCGTATGTTGGGAATGTTACTGTTGAAGGAAATGCTGATGTAAATGGTGTTCCAAAATTAAATAAAGTACCATTAAGTACGCTGTACTGAGTTGGTGCAAAGTTTATACCAGCAGTATCAGTATTAGTGATTGTTCCTGTATTATTTACTCCTGTACCGCCCTTACTTATACCTACTATATTGTGATACGTTGTAGCATTACCCGATGATGTTACATCACCTGTTAGATTAGCATTAGTTGTTACTGTTGCTGCATTACCTGTGGTATTCTGGTTAAGAGTCGGAAATGTACAGTTAGTCAATGTTCCAGATGATGGAGTTCCAAGTGCAGGAGTTACAAGTGTAGGACTAGTACTCATTACAAAAGTCGAACCAGTTCCTGTCTGTGACGTTACTGAGGTTGCATTACCTGTGCTTGTTATAGGGCCTGTAAGATTAGCATTAGTAGTAACAGTAGATGCTAGTGTTGCAGTTGCAGCGTTACCAGTAGTACTCTGATTTAAAGTAGTTATACCTGGGTTAGGATAAGTACCTGTTAATACTCCTCCAGCAGTTCCGCTTGGAGCAGCTGACCCCGCAGTAGTTGCAAATGTAGCCGTTGCCGCATTACCAGTGGTACTTTGATTAAGAGTAGTAATTCCAGGATTAGGGTAAGTACCTGTAAGTACACCACCAGCAGGGCCAGAAGGTGTAGCTCCTGTTATAAAAGTCTGTGTAGCTGAATCAATACGTCCTTGAGCATCAATAGTTATAATGGGTACTTCTGTACCACTACCATACACTCCAGGTATAACTGCAGTGTTTGCTAAATCATTAGGTTGAATTTGATCTGATAGTGTAGATTCTAATTGGCCAGAACCAGTTACTACTTTAACAAACCCAGAACTTAGATCTGCTAATACTTGACCACTTTGTAGTGTACCAGTTAAGTCTCTGGTACTTAGTACATACTGTGCTGTTGTTGGAGCACCTGTACCACCAGTTAACAGGTTATTAGATAATAAAGTAAAGTAGTTACCCCATGCAGTTGTCAAGCTACCTGTGGGGGTAGCTATAGGACACTGAGTTGGTGGTGGCAATAACTTTTGAGGCATTAACTATGACCTATTGTTATTTCTGCTTGGAAACCTAAAAGACAGAAGTTGGCATTCATGGTAGTTGATATTCTGAATATCATGCCAAACCTAGAACTTCCTAATCTGGTTTCATATATACGTCCACCCTGTGGTGGTACAGTATAAGTATTAACTAATTGCCAAGTAGCGCCGTTATCTGCACTCTTTTCCAATGTGAAAGTTTCATTACTTCCTACACCCGTCTGTACGTCTATCTGCATACGGCTAAAGAATACTCTCTTACCGCCAGCGTATGTTCCTTGTGGAGAACTTACAAATTGTCGTAGAATTGGAGTACCATTCTCAGTGAAGTTCTTATCATCAAGGTAATATATCTTACCGCTATTGAAGTCTCCTACTAGATTCTTTCCATAGCAAAAAGCTTCACAGTTAGCTAAGAATCTTCCGTACTGTCCGTCTACTAGAGACTTTCTGAAGTACCATGCCCCTTTAGCCTGATCAGCTTGAATAGTCTTAGGTGTATCATATACTAATGTGTAGTTACCGCTTGGGGATGTCAGAGTGTATAGTTCATGTCCATCTAAGTTAGCTAAGAATGCAAAACAGTCGTTTATTGGAAATGTATTAGATAACAATGTATCTATAGGGGGTGTTGATACTGGAGAAGGGTTATAGTAGTAAATACGTGGTTGAGTCTGGAATACACTGTATCCACCGTTACTATTGGCAGATAAGAATATAAAGTAGTTTCCATTAACACCTATAGTATCACTGGCTGGGCATCCATAATGTAGGAATGTTGAACTATCTCTAGTGAAGGGGAAGAACTCACCACCTGTATTTAAATCTGTTTCTGTGGTGTCAGTACCAAAAAACCACAATCTTCCTTCGTGTGATAGAACACCAGTAATGTTGTCTGGCTGTCCAAATTTAGATGCAAAGTTCAATGGATCCCATGTAGTGGTATCACTTACATTACTAATCTGGTACGTCATTGAGTTCTTTAATACAGCAATAGCATAATCATCCTGATTTTCTATGTCAATAGCTGTTAGTGGTGGATTAGTTTCACCTGTTGACGCTTGTAAAGTGCAACCTGTACCTGTAGGATCTGTAACTATAGCTGTAGGATTAGTATAATTAGATCCACCATTTACCATATTAATTGATACTACACCGCCAGCAGATACTGAAGCAGTAGCGCTTGCTCCTGAACCTGTAGGGTCTGTTATAACTACAGTAGGGTCTTGTGAGTAGAATGTCCCAGAAGTTAGTACTTGTATCGAAGATACGAACTGAGTAACTTGTGGTATATTGAAAACATTAGTACCAACATTATACGTATACAATGATGTACCGTCTATCATGAACACCTGGTGGTTGTTATCATTACCTCCTGTGATTGCTCTAATCTTGCAACGACCAGATGAAGTTTCTAACGCAGCAATAGGAGTTAGAGTACCATTAGAAGATACACTACCGAATACTGCACCAGCTATACCATACAATACACCATTTAGTGCATATAATGCTCTAACTGAATCCTGCCCAGTATCGCAGAACAGAGTAAGTCCGTGCATAGGATAAGCTACAACCTTATACTTACCTTTAGCAGGATCTTGTTCTAAATACATATTTGTAAGCTGTGCCTGATTCTGGTCAGGAGCTTTAGATAAGTATGATTGATCCAGCAAATCTAATAATGCCACTATTAATTTCTCTCATTATAGTTTGAGTAGTAATCATAATTTGGAACTATATGCAGAGAACTTGGCTCACTATCGTACATAGACATTTCTGCTAAGCTAGATTGTGCAATAGTGCTAATATCAGGATTAAGCTTAGATGTAGCAATACCATAAGCTGCTGCTACTCTTACTGCTAAATTATATGTAATACATTCTAACCATTCTTGAGGTAGATCTGGACTATCTGCTGTAGTATTAAAGTCATCTATCCTTCTAACGTAAGATATGCGTATGCAGTCCCCACAGCTATCTGCTACAGGCCAAACATAGAAAAAGGAATCATTCACCTTAGGAGCATAAAAAGCGGCAACAGCTTTACCAGTTTGAGTCTTATTTGGTAGATACATGAACTGGGTACGTCCTTGCATTTCAATAGGACGTTCAAACCCACCACCTTGCGCCCAGAAGCGCGCATTTATTATCTGTAAAGGTCTGTCTAATCTAGTTGTGAATGAGAATACACTGCCACCAGCCAGAGCTTGAGCATTCAAATTAGCAACTGTTGTTATAGTATTAACGTCAGGGATGGTTGCTACAGTTGTCCATTGTAGGACATTTGTACTCAATTGTATGCCTATATTGTCCCCTATAGATATGCCAACGGTAGATTGTACAGATAACGTATTACCACTAGCATTAACAGTAAGTGAGTTAAATATAGGGTCTACACCTCCTACATCTGTATCTGTTGCACCAGTTCTATAGCTTTGCTGGCCTACTGTAAGGAATATAGCAGCTTCATTAGCAGTCCATAGATGTATTCCCTGGCCTTCCCAGTTCTTAACCATTTTGTTAAGTATATTCATGCAGAATGTGGTATCTGCTGCTGAGACGGTATCTCCCTGACCGTATACGCCTAAAAGTGTTAAACTGTCAGCTATAATCTCTGCTGCAGTCTGCGAAAATGATGTATTGCCTGAGTTACTCATTAATTAGCCCTGAGGAAAGAATGCAAAATTGAAGGGAACAGTGTCATATCCGCCCCACGGGTACGCCCAGTTATTCCATAATATGTTAGGTACGAGTGTTCCATTAAGCTCATACTGTTTTCCCCATATACCTAATCCGTCAGTGATACCTTGTACGAATTGTGGTGAAGGTCTTGGAAGTGCAAAAGGAATAGGTAAACTATCCATTGGTACTGGTATTGGCATAGTGACTGGGTGTCTAGGCTCCCAGCACCTACTACATACACGTAGTCCTGTCCACTCTACCTTAATCTCACTACGTTTAACTTTACGTGCGCAGCGCATACAAATGGCGTTAGCAGAACCAACCGCACCATAGTTTGCATCTACTGGTAAACCATAATCGTTAGACATCTGCGTTTAAGGCCTGATAATCAGTTATTTCATGACATACAACAATATCTGATACGTTCTTTTCACATATCATATGTACGTCTGGTTCATCACAGAAAGCATTAATAGCTAGTAATAATATAACTACAAATAACACAATTCTTAACAAGTTCATTATATAACTCTCCATGCAGCTATTAGTCCGCTTACTGTACCAGCACCAGCAGCAAATACGTTCTTAGCTACTAAGAATACAGTTGTAGTTGTTGATATGTTAAGTATCTGATTAGGTGGAGTAGCTCCATATTGTACGTTAGCAGTAACGCCCTGACTAGCTCCAGCAGTACCGCATAAGCTAGGATCCTGTAGCGTTGCACTGGTAGTGCTAAAACTTGCAGATATAGATGTAGCAGTTGATAAACTTACTGAGCTCGTGAATAATATTCCACCATATACACACCATACTCCAGGAGTTAGAGATATAGAGGTAACGTTAATAGCTGTACCGGCAATTGACACTGCAGAAGATGATGGTATTTGAGAACTAATCACTTCTCCAACAAAACCAGCAGTCTGTGCTACACCAGACGTTCTACCGAATATATTAGTACCAAAAGTTCCCTTTGACTGTAAGTTAATAGCTATATTTGTATCAGTACCAGTTGCGCTTATGGTAGGAGCATGGGAAGTAGCCGCATTATCAATAGTTAGTGCATTAACTGCAGAAGAGGTTGGTGACAGGTTTAATATTACATTGCCATTAGTATCTTCAATATCAGCAATCTTAGGGTTAGTTAAAGTCTTATTAGTAAGAGTTTCAACATTTGCCAAAGTGCTTAAAGTACCAGTAGTAGGCAGAGTAACAGCAGTATTATTAGTAGATGTAAAGTTTATACCAAATGCGCCAATAGTGGTTAAACTTCCAGCTAAAGTTAATACATTTGACCCATTATTTACACCTGTACCGCCTAGAGCTGGTGTTACTGGAAATGCAATTTCTGCAACCTGTGCTGCAGATCCTGTAGTATTTCCTAAAAAACTGTTAGCCGCTACAGTCTGAATCTTAGCATACGTTACAGCGTTATTTGAGATATTTGTGGTGCCAACAGTACCAGTAAATGTGCCAGTTACAGTTAAATTACCTGTTACTGATGAATTACCAGCTACTGCAGTATTACCTGAGAAAAGTGTATTAGGAGTAACAGTTAATGTAGAAACTGTAGTTAACCCTAATGTAGTACCATTAAATGACACATTAGAGCAGTTAACTTGACCAGTAGACAGTCCTAGAGCTGTGCTTAAACCATTACCATCAGATATCTGCTGTACTGTACCAGTTATACCTGTGTTGTTAGGGGTTATTAAAAACCCACCTAACGTTGCATTTACTAGCTGACCTGAAAGCTGAGCCATTAAGATTATCCTGCAATAGGTAGTGTATTAGCTGCTACAAGAACTTTAAGTACAATAGTGATAACATCACCTGCTGCAGCACCTGTCGTAGTAATAGTTATATTACCTGTATTGCCTGCACCAGCAGTTGACTGTATGCCACCAAATGAACAGAAATCTGAGTCTACAGGATTAGTCTTTGCTGGTATGTCTAAGGCTACTACTGGCGTTGTAGCATCAAAGTTTAATACTGCTAGGGGTGAAGTACCAGAACTTGAGAATGATGCGTATATGTGTAAAATAGATGCAGCATTAGCTGTAGTCAAGAATAGGCCTGGGTAAGCAGTTTGTAGATTAGTTAGAACAGTTGCTGCATTATACACTACTGAATTAGTTAACTGCGTAGGGCCGGTAGCTATTGTAAAGGTAGAATAGGCCACAACTTCTCGTAAGCCTGTTATTTGGTAAGTTGTAGCCATTAGTTATGTACCTATATTAAGAATTAGTGGCAGGATTTTATATCTCCTGCCTAGATATTAGTAAGTTACGTATGTAGTTAAAGATGTAGCAATAACATTTGTATTAGCACTAGCAGCATAAGAAACACCTGTTGCACCTGCTGTACCATTAATAGTAACGCCGCCTGCAGCAAATAATGTTCCTGCATTAGCTGAAACATTGTTGATTACGAATTTCTGACCAGTTAAAGATGGTACTGGTAAGAAAATAGCATCACTAGCATTAGCAGTAGTTACTTTAGAGATATTTGTAGTGATTGCAGTAGCACCAGCTAATGTATGCGTAGTAGAAGCTGTAATTGAAGCTAAAGATTCACCTAAAGAAATGTAATCTGACCCTATATGAACAGTTACTACGCCTGTCGTTGAGAAATCAGGACGTGTATCTGATGGTACTAGAACTTCTAAACTTACTGTGGAACGGACTGGATCTGTAAATGTACTCATTATATTTATACCTATTATTTGTTTTAGTTATTACCCTGTCCTTAGAGTTCGATTTGCTTTGTAACTATTAACTACTTCTTAATGTGAGGAAGGACACGAGTCCATCGTGCCCTGTCTCATTAAGCTTTAACGGTTATGCACCAGCAGCTTGGAAAGCTCCTAAGTAGCAAACCCAACCAGCAGATACACGCATGCACTTAGAGAAAGCCATGTTTTTAGTATCGAACTCGTTGTCTGATTCTACATCACCTGAGAAACGGTCATAGAACTTTAAGCCGTCCATTACATCTGTCTTGACAATATAAGCAGTCGTTGACGAGATGTACGGTGTAGCTACAACTTCTTTGAACACACCAGCATCTTTCAGGTAGTTAGGATCATTGTTAGTCGTGCCAACACGCAAATCACTGTCTAAGATACGACGAGCTTGAGGTATCAAAGTAGTGTTGATAATGAGTTTTTGAGGCTCAATATTTGCACGTTTGCCACGTAAATCTAATGCCAGACGAATCTGAGTAGTTAACGCTTCCAGGCTAGCTTCAGATAAAGCAGCATTGGTAGAGATAATATTAGATTGTACTGGGCCTTGACCTTGTGGATGGGATGCACTAAATAAACTAACGCCATCGCCACCATCTTGTAATACAGATGATACTGCGCCATTGTTAATTACGTTAGCTGCTAAGATGTTACGGGTTTCAGTTTCCGCTTCAGCCAGCATTCTGGTGAAACGACGGGCTTGCTTCATCGTCTTACCATCTTGCATCATTTCCATTGAGATTTTGAATCCTAATGCCCATGTATCATGTGTGAAACGTGGGGTATAGAACTGTCTAGAAGTATCAAACATTAAAGTTTGACCTTCACCTTTTTTCTGCATCGTGCTCATTGGAATCAGAACACCATCTACTTCATAAGCATCATCGGAGCTTTCAATCTCCATGATTCTGCCGACTAAATCGTCTTGAAGTTTCAGGTCATCCCCATGCCATTCATTGATAATTGGCAGTAGGTCTGAAGGAAATGAGGAACGCATGATTGGATTTGCCATGATTTATTGCTCCTCGACTATGAATGTGAAACTGTAGATTCAATTGCAGCACCTGGAATTACAGGTCCTAACAACTTAACTAACAGGATTGCTCCGCCTGACTGACCTACTGCATTACTAGCGTCACGACGTACACCAATGATTTTTACATCATTAATAGACGCTGAAGCAGAAGCAGAGGTAAGCATGGTACCAGAAGTGTTACCAGTTGAAGCAACAATATTTAAAGGTGCGTTAAACATTGCGCCTACCTGTGCGGCAGTAACAACAGAACTAACAGCATCTTCTTGTACTTCATAGATAGCTTCTGGGTCATCACAAACGTCAATATATGCAGCAGTTGACGCTGGTAAGTTACCAGTGTACGGGAGAGCAGCGATAGGGCGGAACCCTACAACAACACCTAGAGGAACATGTCCAGATACGAACGCCTGAACTACAGGTACTTGATTGGTTGGATCAAGAGCACCAGTAGCAGGTAACTGAACAACATCATTTTCGCCGAGAGCGGTAGAATTAGTAGCAGGAACATAATATTCCCTAATTCTTGGTTGTCCGCCACCGACACGGCTTACTAAACGTAAACCAAAACCAGTTGTAGCCATAATTTAAAAACTCCAAATTATTATTAGTTAGTTTCCGTACGTTTTACGCATATTAATTATATCTCTTGTCCATGCCTTCGTATTGAGTGTCCTCGATCTTAGACTTCAGTCTTTCGTTGTTCTGTTCGGCTTCTAATTCTTGCCTAGCCTGATAGAGATCTTCATCAATCTCATAAACGATTCCTGGTTGTGAAAGTCTGATACCTTGTTCAACTTGTATGGTAGAACCCATACTGTTTTTTTGACTAAGTGATCCACTTCCAGCCTTCATATCTGGGTCAATCTTTACTACGTAGCCTAAACCTTCTAAGTATTGTCTAGTTGCCGGATCATCATTGTCTATGCGTAAACGCTTTCCTGGCGTTTTATATTTGTCGTCAATGTGTATACGGCTAACGAATTCAGTTTGTGATCGTCTAACGATGCGTCTAAGTTCTTCTTTTGATACCTTGACTTTACCTGATGTAATGTCTTTTAACTTAATATCTTCTTCTAATATTTCTACTTTTTCTTCTACTATTTCTACTTTTGTATCTTCTAATTTTTTATTCATCTCTGAGATCTCCGGTTAACTCTAATTGTGCAGCATATTGTTCGTTAGTCATCTTAGATCCATACTGTCTAGCCTGTGAAGCTAGTTCCTTCTGACGACTTGTTAATCTTGACGCAAGACCTGTTGAGGCACCTGTACTTGAACCACCTGTGCCAGATCTAAGAACTTTAGGTTTTTCAGCCTGACGTTCATTTTCAAATCTTTTAGGGAATAGAACTTTAACTCTTTCAACTACACGAGCTAAATGTTCCTTTTGTGATATTTTCTCACCAGTTTCTTCAAGTTCTTCAGCAACTAGTAAGTCTAGAGCTTCTGCAGCCTTAACCATACGAATGTTTTCTTTAGTCTGGTTATTAAACCAAGTCTTATGTTCTTCCTGGAAATCTAACAATTCCTGAGTTATTGCTGGTTTTTCTGGTGCTATTGTTACTGGTTTTAAAGCTTCTGCAGCAACTTTCTTCTGCTCAACTTCAATAGCTCTAACCTTAACCAGGTCGGCTTCCATAACAGCACGTTCTTTTGCGTTTGTAAGCTCCTCCTGACGTTTACGATACGCAATGTCTGCAAGTTTAGCATTCTGTTCTGCTAATTCCCTTACAACTTTCTTAGTTTCTTCCTGTTCTTTCTTTAAAGCATCAATCTTTTTGAAGAATGATCCATCTTTAACAAATTGTTCTGGAGACTTCTTTCCTGGGCCTTTAAAGTTAGGATCATATCCTTGCTTTAACGCTTCCTCCAAATGTGGGTCAATATCAGCTGCATCAATAGGTTCATCTGAATACTCAGTATGTTCTTCATGTTTAGATACTACTTCTTTACCTTTCTTTTCCTCAATCCTTGCTAATTCAACTTTTAACTGTTCCTTTAATGTTTCTGGAGTATCTGCAGTCATCTGATTATTCCTCTACTACGGCTAATATATCTTTGTCCAACATTACTCTAATTTCATTCCCTTCTGAGTCTTCTTTGACTAGTTGTTTTCCTGCGTATCTTGCAAAAGCTATTACATCTCCAACCTTAATATCAGGCCTATTGCTTGCCAGTGAATCTGGGAACATATCTTCACCTAAAGCAATAATAGTACCTTCCTCCTTAGCCATTGCTTCCTTTTCTATAGTAGACTGTACGAAAACTATACCGCCTGCTGACTTTTCAAACTCTTGTTTATTAATCTTCACTATCAAGCATTGTCTTACTGGTCTGTACTTCTTCATCATTTATCCTCTCTTGAAGGAACATTCTAACTTCTTTTAATAATTCTAATGTATAAATTTGACCTTTAAGTTGAGCCAAATCTTCGCCTAAATCTCTTATAACCTTACCGCTCAATACTATCTGTGTTACTCCGCCCCTATTAGCTTCAAGATGTTCATCTATTAACTCTAAATATGCCCTAGTTACTGGGCTGTCCAACCAATCACTGACCTGCTGCTGCTTGAGGAGTTGATGCTGCACTTGGTGGGCCTCCTTGTTGAGCCTGTTGTTGTTGTCCTTGCTGTTGTAACTGAGCATGTGCAAGGTTCATTTCGTTATTATGCATAATACCATCTGATTGAAGACTTGCCATATCGCTCATAGAATCAATCTGCTTGCTTAGAATAGCTAATTGTAATGAATGCTGCTGGTATAATCCATCGTCCTGTACAGCCTGTGCTTGAGCCATTTCCATAAGAGATCTCGCACGTAATTCAAGAACTTGAGCGTGAGTTTGAAAGAATTTAGTCTTAGCTTCGAATTGACGAATACTTAGTTCTTCTGCCTTTAATTTCTTATCTTCAGCCCAACTTTGAATCTCAGCTTGAATTTTAACCATGTTTGGATCTGGTTTATTCATTTCTTGAGGTGTCAACATTATACTTTCTGCTGATACGTGTAGTTCTGAATTATCAATAATCATTTTAGTAATAGCTATAGGGTTAGCACCTTTTAACTGAGATATACCAATAAGAAGTTGATTCTTCTGTCCACGTTGAAATTCTGATGATAGGTTAGGGTCAGCTACAGGCATTATAGATATTTTCTTCATGTCAAAATCGTTACGATTTACAACATTAGGCTGATCAATTACATGATAATACTTAGTTTCGTCTAAAAACTCACCATTTAGAATAAATATCTTTTTAAATTCTGCAGTTAATGATCTGTATATTCTTCTCTGAATAGATGTGAATATCTTTAAACCTTGAGCTTGTAGTGCCTGAACGGCTCCCGTTTTGGCGTTATCTGCACTTGTTCCCCCAGTCATAACTTCAGTAGACGAACTTAGATCTTTACCAGTCTGAATCAATAAACCTAATAGCTTAAACAAAGTCTCAGAAGGTTCTTTATACATATGTGGTATCATACCCTCTTTAAGGGTAACACCAGCCATTGCTTTTACTGTCTTCCACTCACCAGGATCGTGGTCTGTATCTCCACTTCCCATGTTCTTTAAACGAGAATCTTTATATCCACCTTGAAGGTTTGATAGTTGTCCAGAGTCTATGAGCATGTTTAACAAAGAGTTAATACTCTGGTTTAAATGCATCATTAATATTCCAAAACCTACAGATTGGAACTTTCCTTTTGGCGATACTAGGAAGTGATAATCAGTAAACGATTGTGTAGGTTCAATGTAAAGAAGTTTTACACCTTTAGTTATTAGGCTGTCTTTACTATATCTAGGAACAATGCGTAATACTTTACCGTTTTCTTTAAGAATTGTTACAATGTAAGGTTCTGCGTAGTTATCATCGTCCAGATCTAAAAATGTGTGTTGTTCAATTACTTCAATAGGTTTATCGAAGTGGTCATTTTCTAGGGATACAATAAGCTCATCAATAGGTTGTTTAGTGAATAATTCAGCATTCTGATGCTCAATAAGCTCATTTAAACTGAAGTGTAATACATGACTAATACGTCTAGCATCTTGTAATGACTTAGCATTAGAGTTAATTATTAGGTCTTTAGGTTCACATAATTCTGATTTAATAACACGTCTTATTGGATCATAGTATGTCTTACGGCATAAGAATCCAATTAGCGGTAATAAGTTCAATAACTTATCTAATTCCATTTCCCAGTCTTCTTGTTCAAATAGAAGCTGGTAGTTCATATAAGTAGTGGTACGTTCTGCAAGATCTTGTGCATCCTTAGTGAAACTTAACCCTATTACGTTTCCTTTAACAACCTTGCCGTCTTTAATAATCTCAGGGTATGTGCGTGAGCTGAACTCATAGCATGCTTTTGTAATTAGTGGATATTTAACATTAGAAGAATTTGGTAGTGGTTGATTTTTCTGTATTGACTTAAGAGTAGTAAGAGCTTCAACTTTCTTAATATCGTCTAACCATTCTGAACAAGATTTAAGGTCTTCTTCAAACCCAGACAATACTCTTTTTCCTATTTTATCTATATAGTTTTTATGAGATTCGCCTTTATATGACAAATCTGCTTGATCTACCAAGTTATCTAGTTTAGCATACTCTTTAAGTAATGCTAATTTAGATTTAGCTTCACTTTTAGTTTCTACTTCTAGTTCTTTTAAATCAGACATTATTCTTCAATTCCGTAGCCAGTAGAGTCTCTATTTTGCGAATACCGTTGTCTTACCGGTTTATTGTATTGTTCTTCTTCTTCATATGTCTTAGCTACTGATAGCCCACATAACATTAAGTATCTAGTGCAGTCCATCAAGTGATTATGCTTTAAAACTATAGCTCCTTTATCATTACGTCTATACATCCTGTATTCATACAACCAGTTACGTAATGTGCTAAATATCTTTAAGCGGCCAGTAGAAAGCCTGCTGTATACTTCTTGCAGTCCGATTTCAACTGATCCTGCTCCTGACGGAGTAGCCAGTGTGAGATTAAGGCCAAGTCGTTCATATGCTTCGAGAAAGGATTCTGAATCAACACCTTTGCCGTTTTTAGATCCATGAGGGTCAGCAATTCCATCAATCCACTGTCCTCTTGCCTTAATTGATGCAGCGTGTATTTCTGCTTCAGCCTGTCCAGCATACATTTCACTATAGCAGTACCACGTGTCGCTTTCGATGTCATACGCACCCCATAATGCTGCTGTCTTATTCCAACCAGGGTCAAATGAGTAAGCCCTTGGCCAGTAGTCTGGTATTTTGAAAGGGTCACATACAAGGTTTGATTCGCTTATAGGGAATATTGCGCCGCTTCCTAGATATGGAGTACCTTTAGTTTTAACATCCCTCATGTGCAAAGGTATTGTAGCTAATAGGTTTTTCTTACGTTCTTCAGATAGATGTGGTACATCATTCCAACCTACCATTACTATAAATCTTGGTGCACCATCTTCAGGTTTTTCCATGAAGTGTAGCACTGTATCTGTTAGACCACTATCTGGTGTGAACGTCAAATAAACAGTTCCGCCTGTAGTAAGTACACGCATCTGTACTTCTACGTATATATCTAATGGAACTTCTTCATCTAGCATTGCTACATCAACTTCTGCTGATTCAAACGCGTTCTTGCCAGCATTGTATGTCTTAACAATAATCTTGCTTGTACGTCCTGTAGGTATGTGCTTGATATAATATATACCAATACCTCCTGGAGTTCCTTGGAGACTAGACGTGTCTACAATACAATCTTTAGGTATCATACCGGTACCTTGTTCTGTACGCCCCATAAGTAGACGTTGCATACCGTCTCTTATAGTGTCTCCTCTATCACCAACTAACCAGCATTGCACTGGCCTATTGAACTTCTTACCTTTCCACCACTTAGGGTAAACTCCAATGCAGTGCCTGACCATCTCATATAAACCGCACATAGTCTTTCCGGTACGGTTGCCTGCTATGAAAGCTCTTTCAGTGTACGTTGAACCAGCGTTAATGAACTCAATGTGCTTAGGGTAATTATCTCTAGAAGTGTCTTTTAAACATCCTTCAAGTAATTCACCTTTATCAGGGAATATTGTATCTATGTAATTGAACTTAATACGATTAGCTAACTCTTCCTTAAGTACATATAACTGTTCTTTCTCTTCTCTTGATAGATTATCTATATTCATTTTATAAAACATTCTTCTAGAGTTTTATCTATTTTTAACGTTCTATAAGTATCATTTTTTGAATCTAGTAGAAAATAGTCTAAATTATGTAAAATTTTACATTTTGGTATAAATGTTTTTGGTTGTCCTTCATAACCTATAGCATAATAATCTATATACTCAAATACTGATAAAATCATTACTCACCACTAAGTTTATTTGATTGATTATTAGCTTTATCCATCATTTCTTTCAATTTATCATTGATTTCTGTATCTGACATTGCTTTAACAAGTGAGCTGAAGTCTACTTTATGAGTATCTACTTCTGAATAATCGTCTTTATACCTTACTTTCATAGTTTGAAGGTATGTAGGGCCATTAAACCCTTTGTACATGCCTCTCATGCCTTTAAACCCTATATCTTCCATATGCGCCTGTGCATACGTCTGAGCAAGGTCAAATGCTTCAATAAACCCAGGTTTTGAACTGTCGGTAGACCAACGAAGTAATGTTTTCCTACTAACACCTAACTCTGCAGCCATTTGAATTATTGACATTCCTAACTTGCCACATTCAATGATTCTACGATTAGTATCTCTTTTATATTCAATTTCGTACATTAATTGCTATCATCCGCTGCTAAGTTATTAGAATTTACGTGTTCAACAGTCTTAGCAGTCATGTAAATGCCAAGTATTGACCCTAGGAAGAAAAGTGTTGCAGAATCAAGAGAAGCCAATAAGCCACCATTGATAATAGATTGTTTAATATTAAAGAATTCAGCGAAACCAAAATGAGTTAAAACTATTATACATATTCCCCAGCACAGGAAAGGACGCCATCCGTGTTGAAAAAAGCTTTGTGATTCGTCTTCTTTTGTATTTTCATTAACTTGAGCTAAAAGAAGTTCTACTCCAGCCTTAATTTCTGCTAACTTTTCAGATTCTAGATTTCCGAATACTGATTGAATAGCTCCCATTACACCGCCAGAATCTGCTGATGCTCCTAATAGGCTTGATACAATTGATGATTTTGATGCAGATGTGAACATAGGGCCGATTACTTTTTCAAGTAGTTCGAATAGACCAGGTATGATTAGAAGTATTGAACCCATGGCAGTGTATGCTCTTATTATTTTTAGGCAAGCAAAAAAGCCACCTGTAATAAGTGTGGCTTTCAATCAGAATCGCAGCAGGTGATTCGTTGACTGTAAATACACTATAACACAGTTTAATATATTTGTCAACACTTATTTTTACTGTTTTAACGGTAATTACTTAACTTATTGATTACTTTTGTATTATATTTTATAAATAATATTACAATTAACTGTTATAGCGGTAATAAGGGCATGCCGTGGTACGCCTACTCAACTTTAACGACCTGACTGTTGTAATTACGTTCGGCCTAAACTGGCGTGGCATGCTTAACTGTTTTTACACGGAGTTGAAGAGTTCTTAACAAATCCTCTAGTAGCTCCTAAATACTTTGTCATAACACCTTGACAATTTGAACATAATTGATCATTTTCTTCAGAATCGTGTACAAAACGTTCTTCTATATGTGCGTCAAGGCAACACTTTGATTCACATTGATATTCAAAATATTTATACATTACAGTCTCTTATTTATAAAAACACTGGCCGCCTTACTGTGACGCTTTCGACATAGTCTACAGGCATGTCAGGGAGCTGGCGGCTCTATTTACTGCTATCGAGATGCAAACTTCGATTTTCATACCATTAGCTTTGTAAGCAGGTTTAATGTTTCGGCACTATTGCCAGTCACCTTCTGTGCGCCAGAGGGGGCGGCGGGTTTGTGAGATCCCATCAACTCATCAGATACGAAGCCTCCTTTAGGCACATCATTAAGTCCATAATGGGGGTAAATGGGGACTTTGTATGATTTTATCAATATATCACAAATAAGACTAAATGTCAAGAACTTTCTAACATTTATATTAAAACACTTGACTTTTAACAAAAAATAGTGTACAATACACTTAGTCGACTGGGTTACTATTACTAATAACTATATTACTAATAACTATATTACTAATAACTATATTACTAATAACTATATTATTATATATTATTATATATTAAACTATCACTAGTAGTAATATATAATGGGTATTTAGATGTATTACTTCTATACATATATAAGTACTTAACATTTAGTACATATATCTTATAATATTGGTTATATCTATATGATGGTTTCATATAATAACCTTATATTCTCTTAGCTTATATCTTAACTTAGATCTAGATATACCTAATAACTTAGATGCAAGTGTCTGATTATGTTTAGTATAGTCCATTGCCTCTAATATTAACTCCCGCTCAACCCTACTGAGTGTCAATGTTAAGTTAAGATGATTAGCATTTGTTAATGTCTCTCTTTCTTTAGCTGTAGTCATGTTGTTATCCTATTGTTTATATTAAGTATTGACTATCTTGTTTCTCACAAGTTATTGATATTACTTCATCCATGGGTTCTTCAATTTCAACAACACGTCCATTCTGTGAACATTTGAACCTTATTAATTTAAAAGTAATATTTAAACCTCTAGTGGCTTCTGGACTTATATTCCAGCAATTACGTACTGTATGTAACACTGGCACTCGTAAAGTTAACACAGCCTTAAAGTAATTGTAGTTCAATTTACACAAAAGTTTAAAGATTTGAAACTTAGTTCTCATATATCTTCTCCATGATACCGCTGTCAGCTCCATAGAGGCACCTTCCTGCTCTTTTTTCCGGCTTAGTAGTACTGGTGGAAGGGTTGCGTGCAGATAACGCCTCCAGAGCGTCCGCAATTCGTTTGAGCTGTGTTACTATTTCATATTCTGCTGTTGTACTCATAGTGTATTACCCCTTGTCCCATATTGTTCCTCTAAATCACCCATATCATTACCCCACTCATGTTCCTCATGGCTGTGATTATCTTCACAACCCTGAGAACAGAAGTACAGTGTATCCCCATAGTCTCTATCAAGCTCTACAACCCATTTACTGGTGAACTTACCGCACCAGTCACAGTTCTTTGCTGGAACCTCACCTTGGTCTGACAATTCGCTTATACGTGATCTACTGTTCATTGTGTTTACCCCACTGTTGTTAGTACATAGACCAATTATAACACAGAGTAAATATTACGCAATAGTTTGTGACAAATATTTTGTAAATTTTTCAGTTTGACTTTTAGTCATTTGAAAATACTACGGAATCTCAGAAAAAGACCTGAGATTCCTATAAAATTGAGTACTTTTTACTCTACTTTCTTAAAAATTGGTCAATATAGTGCCAAGTACCTACGCGCCAGTCACCAAAGTCACTGTATATACTCCCCCTGGGTGGGTAGGTATGTAATACATTACTGTCATGGACTTAAGATGATTATGTTATATATGTTATATATAATACATACATACAATCAACGCTTTATGAACTGGTTATTGTGTATGTTATATGATATATCAATACAATCATACTGTTGTGACAGTAGTACCTGTGTGCATGGAGGCCATTTTTATTATAAATGCAGTGAGTGCTGTGACTGTATGGTTACAGCAGTCACGATGGTCACTGTGTATCACATATGGTCGGATCATGGTCACTGTAATCACGATAGTATCAGTATCCCGGAAATTCCGGCTAACTCAAGTAATTGATTATATTATAGGTGATTAATAATAGTCTAGTATTGATAATTTATAGTAAATTATATTTAACTATTATACAGGTAGTTATTAAATAGTTCTTGACAAATTGTAAAATATGTTGTACAATAACGTATAGTCCACCGGGATCCATAGTAGTAATAACTATAGTACTATATAACTATAGTAACTATATAACTATAGTAACTATATAACTACAGTGACTATAACATATAATAACATATAACTATAATAATATATATAATAACTATAGTAATATATAATAACATATAACTATAATAACTATAGTGACTATCATGACTACAGTGACTATAGTGACCTTATGACTACAGTGAGAGAGATAAACATGATGAACTATAGCATACATAGTAGATATATTAGATATATGGTATATAATGATATATAGGGATATGTAGAATAGATAATAATGATAAATAAATATTATATGGTACTTGTATTGTGTAATAGTTGAGCTATACTATAAGTAAGAGATAGTTAATTATATAGGTGACTTATGAACATATCACAGAACATAGTTAATAAGATGAAGAATTTAGAAGAAACAAGACGTGCTAAGAATTATTATATACAAGATAGGATATTGAAGAACAAGGAATTACAAGAACTGATTATTGAACTTGAACATCATGAATGTGAATAAGAGGTGATTTATGGAAGTTATCTTTGGTTTAACTGTAGTTTGCTTCTGTATGGGTCAGCCGCTTTTAGGTTTAGTGTTTATGGGGTTCTTTGCTTTGTTGTGTGTTCTAGGAGCTAAATAACATGATAACTGAACCTACCATCTATCACTGTGTTGAAAGCTTGGTTAACGACTTACAAGACACTATGCAGGTCTGGGAAGGTGTATGGAGAGGTGTTGCTATAAGTCCCAAATTGGCGTTGATACCAGTATGGTGTTTTGTTCATGTTAAGCTTACTAATAAGGTTCAAGTATACTGTTCATGGATGGTTTGTAAAATAGTTTAATAAAACTGTTGCACTGTGTAAAAGTTGTGCTATAATTAATACATAGGGTAGATAAATTAATTATTAATGTGGTGACTTATGAGAATTCAATATTTTAGCAAATGGCGTCAAGAATGGATAGATTTTAAAAACCAACCTACAAAAGGCGAATTAGCTAGTTTGAATAAATATTTTTATAAAATTCGTACAGTTTAAGTGTGAAAGAGTAAGAGATAAGGACATACACAAATACCGGAAGGAATCGAGGAGCTAAGAAAAACAAAAAGGATGAGTATTAGATCACTTTGATTTAATTTCATCTTATGGAGGGACAAAATATGTTATATATCAAATATCATTACGATACACATTTATGGAACTTAGTTGAGCTGGTAGATGAAACGGAGTATGTAAGAGGCATCTGTAATTATAAGTTTGATGCAATGAGGATGTTAGCTGATTATGGACACTCTATAATTGATTGATTACATGGTGATTTATGTGCACACTATATTACCTAATAGTTTTAGAAAATGACAAACCAGTATTTAAAATTGGAACAATGACACAGAAAGAAGTTGCTAAGATTAGGAAGTGGTATAGTGAAGACATAAATCACAATTATACTTTTGCATATAAACAAGAAGAATATCCGGAGATTAAATAATGGATACCAATAATATTTATATCGAAGAAATGGACTCTGATACTAGCGATTATCCAGATTTATATTTCTTTGTTATATCAGCATATTGGAAAGATACGGAAGTTGATTTAACTGAAGACGAGTTAAACGAATTACAGGATAAACATGCGGATTTTGTTTATGAGACAGGATTAGATAGATTATTTTAAATAAATACTTGCACAATTTTTGATCAGTGTTATAATTAGATTAAGACATAGACAATATGAAGTGAGAAATTAGAGGAGTATTTATGAAAACTATATTAGTTAGATTGTTTAGTTTACTGTTAGCTGTAACTATGGTTGTAACCATGGCTCAGGACGCAAATGCACGCGGTATGGGAGGTTTTAAGAGTGGAGGGTACTCAGCACATGGGTTGAGTCATTTTAAGTCCCTGAGAAGCTTTAAATAACGTTTGGGGGTGGTATATGAAAACAATTATATTATTAAGCTTATTAACAATCAGTTTAAACAGCTATGCGGGATACAATGATGTAGCTGATAGTCAGAAACAGGCTGAAGGTAGTTATATTCAAATACTCAGCGATTCTGGGGAGTATGTTAACTTAGAAATACCTGAAACACATAATGTTAATCAGTTTTCAAACTTTAATGTAGATCAAAAATCAGGTTTAGCTACTGAATTTGATATTACTGGGGAGTAATTATGAGTAAAGTATTAAAAAATAAATTGCCAAGAATTACTTTTAGCTTACAAGAAGCTATGAATAACCAAGCTTGTCAAGATGGTAAGGAGAAATTCGAAAACTACTTAATTAAAAATAATATTAAATATAATAATAAAACTAGATTTTCTTTAACTTTATTGTTAAAAAGTAATTCAGTTTCAGATTTTTTCTGGATGCTTAAAAATTTAGATAATGTTAATATTGAACTTAGTTTTAAATTATCTATTACAGTAAGTAAAAACGCAGCATATCGGGCTGGAGCATTTGTACAAGAATCAAGAGTAACAAACCCATATAACGCAGAAATGGCGGTAGAAGCGCCAGCATTTAGGTCGGCAGAATACGCAAAACTAGCAGCAGACTGCTTTGATCCATCGGATGCAGCAGATGCAGCAGGTATGGCAGCAGCGTATGCTGCATACGCACAACGAGCATTGGCAGAATATTGGGAAGAAGACGTAGAACAAGGAGACGAAGCGTTTTTAGCAGAAGAGCAAAAACAAATTGATGATATTTTAACTATTATAGGGGAATAATAATGAATATTAATTTAATTTTCCAACTTATTAGAGATTACAAGTTAAAGAGAGGATTGGAGAATTCTGATGTAAAATATTATACACAGAATATTAAAGACGCTGTAGAAGCATTGGATACTGGAAAACTAGTAGGAAGGTCTTTTCCGCATGATTACATTGCAAATGGGGGAACTTTATGAAATACTTACTATTAAGCCTTTGCATATTAACATTTCAATGTCATGCAGATGATCTTGTATGTCAAAGATTAAATGGAATTACAACATGTATGGGAACACAGGATAATACAACACATGTGTCAAGTTCAGCATGTTGGGACACAGGTTTAGGAGCAACACAATGTACAGGAGATAATATATCAGAAAATCCAGGAGTAAATGGTCACAATGGTGGTGAGTTTGATAGGGATGAACAATAATATGAGAATATTTGCTATTATTTTTGTTGTAGTATCAGGAATTATTACTATAATATCTTTTATACCATGTGATAATATTATACCTGAAGGATTTGTTATATGTAATAAAGACGGTAAATATACACAATACCGTAATGTAGAATATGTAGGAACTAATGGCAGATCTGCTTTATATTTTGTATCTAAAGGTCACAGGTATATTGTTAGCTTAGATAACTGTACGTATATTAGGTGATTAATATGGCATCTAAATGGCGCGTTAAATCAACACCAGACTACGGTAATTCTTGGAATTTAGTATTGGACGATTGTGATAGTAAAGTTGATGCTCAAATAGTTGCTAAGTCTTTATTATTAATGAATTTAAAGAAATTCTATATGTACTTGGTGGAGGAATATTATGAATGATTTCACTATTTATAATATATTAGAAACTCCAGAATATCAGTATATTTTGCCGACAGGATATAGTAAATATTGGACACATTCTGAATTATTCGAATATAGTAAAACAGAGGAATTATGAGACAATTTAGAGTACAATTCGATATAAATACTAATAAATGGGTGGCCCAGTATAAGTCATGGCTTCTATGGCACACATTCAAAAAGTGCATGATATTATCAGAGAGTATATTCTCTAGGGATTATGAGTTCAAAACAAGATATGAAGCTGTAGAGTATGTTTTCAGCCAGACTAAAGAAAATGAAAAACCACAAGTTAAATACACTGTTGACATTTAAACATGTATATGTAATAATATACAAATAACATAATTAAGAGGGCGTTTTGATGGATTTTCAACCCATATTAACTGTTGGACTATTAGTTAGTTTACTAGCTAATTTACAATTATTCCAGGACTTAAGAAGTTTACATGATAAATCACAGAGAGCATTACAATTAGTAATTGATAATTGCGAGGATCAGCTTCAAGAAGATAATATAGTTGCTAGAAAACAAACTCACGCTATAGAGAGAAAATTAGCTGAATTAACTGTTTCTAGACTAACTAAAAGTGTTAAAAAATCCTTAAAACAGGATAAAAGTGTTAAAAAATCATTAAAAAAGGAATAAACATGCCACAACGTACAAGCTCTTGTGATGATTATAATGACGATGGTAACTCATTAGTATATATAGTAAATAATCCTAATGTGCAGAATGTATATTCAATATACCTAAATAAAGAAGTTGGTGAGGCAGAACACTATCGCAAAATGTTTAACTTACTAAGAACATCATCCAGCGATGATAGATTTATAATTTACTTGAATAACTTTGGTGGATATGTACACACAGGAATTGATATTATAAATTCTATGAAAGCTTGTAGAGGTAAGACAGTTGCAGTGGTTAGTGGCCCATTATATTCTATGGCACCATTAATAGCTTTAAGTGCTGATAAATTAATAATAGAGGCAAATACGTTCTTCATGTTCCACGATTATAGTGGAGGAACAAGTGGTAAAGGACACGAACAACATGCTTCTATTACACATGAAAAGCCTTTCTTTGACGAAATGTTCCATTCAGTAACAAATAAGTTTCTAACACCTAAGGAGATTAGAGGAGTCAATAAGGGAAGAGATTTGTACTTGAAACGAGAAGACATTATGAAACGACTACGTAAAATTAAGAGGCTGGTTGAATAACAATAAATTAATGTATAAAACTTGCTAAATTAGGAAGTTTGGTGCATACTAACGGGAGGTGACTAAATTGAAGTATGCACTCTTAGCAACAGTTAGTGTTTTATATTTTGGGCAGGCAGTTATATATTTTTACACAGAGCAGAAAGGAATGGCACTAGCGTTTGCTAGCTACGCAGTTTCTAATATAGGCATTATTATGGCGAGTAAATAGATATGACTAGAAACTTATTAATAGCATTACTTATTTGTATACCTTTAAGTTTCACATTAGCATTAATATTTAGGCAATGGGCTACTGTAGTAGCTGTTCCAGTTGGAGGAATTATTGGATATTATACGGCCGAATTGGACTACAAGGAATAACTATGTTTAGATACTTAATGGTGTTAAGGTGCCCATGCTGCAATAATGAACTTGAAGAGTTTGAACTTCAGCGTTATGATGAGTTTGGAGGCATGAAAGAGGAATGTTACGCTGAGTCACTTAAAGCAGCTTACGAAGACAATGAAGATTTAATGAGCCAATCATTGGAAGATTACTTAAGAGGTGTTTAATGGCAGTAATTAGAGAACCTTGTGAAGACTGCGGAAGTGATGATAATAGAGCAGTTTTCGATAATGGAAGCACATGGTGTTTCACTGAAGACTGTTCATATAATAAAACTCGTAAAGTTGTTAACGACACACCAACAGATTTAGACAAGGGAGTCTATGAGCCAATTCCTAATCGTAGATTGTCACAACGTACATGTGAGTTCTTCAGCTATGAGGTAGGATTTGAAAATGGAGCTTCAACCCATATTGCAAATTACAGAGATACTACAGGTAAAATTGTAGCTCAAAAGATTAGATACCCAGATAAAAGATTCGCATGGAAAGGAGAGCCTAATAAGGCAACCCTATTTGGTAAGCATTTGTGGAATAACAAATCAAAGAATATTATTATTACTGAAGGTGAAATTGATGCCCTATCGATCGCGGAAAGTCAGGATTGTAAATGGCCTGTTGTATCAATACCTAATGGCGCGCAATCAGCAGTTAAAACAATTACAGCCGAACTTGAGTGGCTCAGCGGTTTTGACCAAATCATTTTATGCTTTGATCGCGATGATGCTGGTCAACGAGCAACTGAGGCTGTTGCTGCCCTCTTTGCTCCAGGGAAAATCAGAATTGCAAATCTCAGCGGTAAAGACGCTAATGAAGTGCTTGTAGCTGGTAAAATTAAAGAATTGACATCTATAGTATGGAATGCTGCAGAGTATAGACCAGATGGTATTGTTACAGGACGTGAAATTGATTTAACAACATTGTTCACTAAGGAAGACAGTGGACTTAGTTCTCCTTATCCAATGATGGATGAAATGATACGAGGCTGGTTGCCAGGACGTTTATATACATTCTATGCAGGAACTGGTAATGGTAAAACCTCAATAATGAAAGAATGTTTAAGACATTTACGAATACATCATCCCGAACAAGTAATAGCTAATTTCTTTTTAGAAGAAAATTTAAAACATACAGTTAAGTCTCTGTTTGCGTTAGAATGCAACATTCCTACATTCAAATTAAACGAGAATCCAGAATTACTATCGGAGACTGATAGAACAAAGAGTTATGATAAATTAATACATGATGGAAAAGAAGATAAAATGCTATTTTATAGGCATTTTGGTAGCTTGGATGCTAAAAGACTATTTAATATGTTAGAGTATTTTGTAATTGGTAAAAAGGCTACAATAGTATTCTTAGATCATATATCAATTTTAATATCAGGACTTGAAGATCAGGGAGAAGGAGAGAGAAGAGCTATTGATAGGATCATGACGGACTTGAGAGCATTCGCTGAACGTACACAAGTTACATTTATTATTGCTACACAACTTAAGAGGCAAGAGAAGTCATATGGAGAAGGAGCCGATATTACTGAATCTAGTGCTCGTGGAAGTGGAAGTATTGAACACCTAAGTGATGTTATTATAAGCCTTAATAGAAATAAAGGATCTGATAGTCCTAATGAAGTACAGTTAAAAGTTATTAAGAATCGTGTTAGTGGGTTTATTGGTGAAGCAGATTTAATAGAATATAATTTAGATACTGGTAGATACTTACCTAAGAGAAAGTGTATTAAGGTGCCTGATAAGTATAAAAATAAATTAGAAGAAGCTGATAAATACATGGCAGAAGCTAATAACAGAATGGGAGATATGATATAATGACTTTGACAATTAGAAATTTAAAGAATCAACGTAAAAGAGTTAAAGGAATGCCAAAGTATTTCCAAAATGAAAGAGTTAAGTACTTAAAAAGTATTACATTGACTATACGAATACTTCAGAATGATAGGTTAGTTAAAATGATAAAGGAAGGACTGGCTAGAACAGTTACTAAACAGGTTAATAATGTTAAGCCTAAATCATTCTATAAAACTGGGGTGTTTAAAGTTAAATTGGCACATCAATATGTTAAGCATAGACCTGTTATGAGATTAAGTACTAGGACTGGCGGATAATGAAGCAGTACATTGTAGATTTAGAAACTAATGGATTGTTACAAGAAGTTACTAAAATACACTGTATATCTGTAGTGGATTTAAACTCGTCTTGGTCTAAACTATACTTAGAAAAAGATGCACAAGAGTTCATTAAACTAATTGATAGTCCTGATGTAGAGTTAATTGGCCACAACATATTTAATTATGATTTAAAGGTAATAGAAAAGTTATGTAATTGGAAGCCACATAAAGGACAGAAAATACATGACACTTTTATATTGGCTCAACTTTTGTTCTCAGATTTAAAGAATGAAGATCCTAAATCGGCACATTCATGGACTGGTAAAATATTTAGTAAAAGAGATACAGGATCACATAGTTTAAGAGCGTGGGGTCAAAGAATCTGCCAGTATAAGGGAGATTATGACGGAGGCTGGGAAACTTATAATGATGATATGGGATCTTATTGTATTAAGGACACGTATACTACAAAAGGACTATTTCAGTTTCTAATGTCACAAATTACCAATAAATTACTAACTACTGAAGCAATTGAATTAGAATACTCAATATCTCCAATTTTAGCACGTCAACAAGCATATGGGGTACTATTTGATGTGGAAAAAGGACACAAGCTTCTTGATAAACTTACGTCTTCACTAGTTGACAGTCGTTGGAAGCTTCAAGAGATATTCAAACCCAGGTTCATTAGTAAAGGTGAATTTACTCCAAAACGTGACGACAGAAAGCGTGGATATAGGGCTGGTTCAAAGATCACAAAAATAGCATTAGAAGAATTTAATCCTGGCAGCCGTGTTCAGATAGTTTCTAGATTAAAGCAGCAGTTTAACTGGAATCCTGAGGAGTTCACGGAAGCTGGTAACGTTAAAATGAATGAGGATATTATAGATGCTCTTCCATTTAAGGAATTATTGCCGTTAAAAGAGTATCTAACCATAACCAAGCGGATATCTCAGTTAGAGACAGGTAAACAGGCGTGGCTGAATAAGATTGGCAAGGATGGACGTATTAGGGGTGGTATTATGCAGAATGGTACTACTACAGGACGTATGAGTCACTTTAGCCCCAACTTAGCACAGGTTCCTAGCAGTGAAAGCTTATACGGTGCTGAATGTAGAGAACTGTTCACTGTTCCCGAACACAGAACAATGATTGGTGTCGACGCAGATGCATTAGAGATGAGATGCTTGGCAGGGTACCTTACACAACTGGATGGTGGCAGGTTCTTAACTTCTCTTTTACAAGGAACTAAAGAAACTAAAACGGATCCTCACAGTATTAACGCAGAAGCTATGGGTATTGAACGAGAAGCAGCCAAAACAGTGTTCTATGCTTGGCTATATGGAGCTAAAAATGCTAAGGTTGGTAAAATATTGCTAGAAAATGGTGTGAATTTTGAAGATTATGTGGTAGACTTTAGAAAGAATGCGGCTGGAATGGCTCAGTGGGCTAAAGAGCAAGGATCAGATAAATCTAGTGCTTACTGGGAATGCTGGGTAGCAGGTAAGGAATGTTTAAAGAGGTTCGGTGATAGAATTCCAGAATTAACACAACTAAAGAATGAAATACATAAAAGAGTACAAGAAGTAGGATTCATTAAAGGATTGGACGGTCGTAAATTGTTTATGAGATCGGAACACGCAGAGCTTAATACAGTATTGCAGAGTGCAGGAGCGCTTTTAATGAAAAAAGCTCTATATATTGCAGATACTGAGCTACAAAAACAGTTTTTACCAGGTAAAGATTACGAATTTGTATTAAATGTTCATGATGAGTGGCAATTAGAGGTTGACAAATCAATTAACTGTGCTATAGTTAAAGATATATTAGAAAATAGTATTAAGCAGGCTGGGGAGTATTTTAAGTTCCCAGCGCCAATGAAGGGAAACAGTCAAGAAGGCAGTAACTGGGCACAGACTCACTAGAGGTATTGTATGAAAGTTTTTATAGTATTAGAATATGAAGGAGATGTGTCTAGAATATTAGATGTGTATGCGGATTTAAACTCAGCACAGGTTAGGGTTAATAGGCTTGAACACGACCATGAAGTTCCTGGTCGAACTTTTCACCTATTAACCAAGTCAGTTAAAGAGCTTCACGGTCTAAAGTTCAATGTAGATGGTAAGTTTAGAACACTAATTCCATATGGTAAATTAAGAGGATCAAAATAATGGCTATTGCAAAGAAGATTAAGCAGGAGGAAGGTATATCTCTACCTTTAGGTAATCATATAGCCTTACTATCAGGCGTAATACATCTAGGAGTACAACGTAATACCTATAATAATGAAGAGTCGTTAAAAGATCAAATACTTTTACAGTTTGAATTACAGGACGAGCTATTACCAAATGGAGCACCCCTTACTGTAAGTAAGACTATAAATAATTCAGCTTCCGGCCCTAAATCTGGACTTGTGTTAGTAGGAAAAGCGTTTGGTGTGGATATGCAGAATGATGGTTTAGACTTCGAAGCTCAATTAGGCAAGCCGGTATTATTAGAAATTAAGCCTCAAGAAAAGGATAAAAGCAAACAATCTGTAGGAGCTGTATCCCCACTACCTAAGGTTCTTAAAGGTTCAGTTAAGCCCTTGGTAACCAGTCCTAAGATTTATTTTGATGTAGAGGAAATTACGCCTACGCAACTGGAAGAATTGCCACCATGGATTGTAAATATAATTGCTAAGCGTATTTCCGAGCCAAAAGAAAATAAGCCATCAAGCCACGATATGTTGTAATTGGAGCTACTAAATGAGTATATTAGCTAAAGCAGGTAAGCGTCTTACATCTACAATTGAGAATGAGATGTCATTACAAGAGTATTTAGATCTGTGTAAGACTGATAAACTTGCATTTGCTACACCAGCAGAACGTTTGTTGGCAGCTATTGGACAAGTTGAGATGTTGGATACAAGAAAGGATGACAGATTAAGCCGTATATTCAGTAACGAAACAGTTCCAACTTATCCTAGTTTCAATAAGATATTTGGATTAGAACATACAATTAAGGATATTGCAGGATTTGTAAGACACGCCGCTCAAGGCCTTGAAGAGCGTAAGCAGATTCTATATCTTTTAGGGCCTGTTGGTAGTAGTAAATCATCAATTGTGTCTATTATTAAGAGGCTAATGGAGTCAGTGCCTTTCTACGCCCTTAAATTCCATAAAGAAGCTGTATATGGTAAAGATAAGGACGGTAAAACTATACTATTAGAGGATGAAGTTAATCAAATAAGCCCTATTAATGATAACCCATTATCCTTATTCACTAAGGAAGATGCAGAAGAACTAGGTATTCCAGAACGTTATTTCGGAGTTATACCTAGCCCATGGTTGACTAAGCGTATTACTGAAGTTGCTGGGGATTTAACTAAATTCACAGTTGTTAAAGTATACCCTAGTGAGGCTCACCAGTTAGCTATTAGTCATATTGAACCTGGCGATGAAAATAATCAAGATATTTCATCATTAGTTGGTAAACTTAACATTAGAGAGATAGAGAGCTATGCACAAAACGACCCTGACGCCTATAGCTTCTCTGGAGGATTGTGTCTCGGCAATAGAGGTATTACAGAATTTGCGGAAATGTTCAAATCACCAATTAAATCACTTAATCCGCTCCTCGAAGCAACTCAGTCAGGATTTTATAAAGGAACTGAGTCAATTTCCGCCATACCGTTTGAAGGTATTATTATCGCCCATAGTAATGAGAGCGAATGGCAGAAGTTCCGTAATGACAAACGGAATGAGGCACTCATTGATAGAATATTTATCGTTAGAGTTCCTTACTGCCTTAGATACTCAGAGGAAACTAAAATCTACGAAAAAATGCTCAAAGAAAGTAGCTTAGGAACAGCTCCAGTAGCTCCTAAGACGCTAGAAACAATGGCACAGTTCTCAGTTATGAGTCGATTGTTTAAGTCTAAACATAGCCAGCCTACTGTTAAGATGAAGATTTATAATGGAGAGAATTTAAAACATACTAATCCAGATGCTAAAAATGTACCTGAATACCATGTTGAAGCTCACGAGGCTAATGCAGATGAAGGATTTAGTGGTATCAGTACACGATTCGCATTTAAGATATTAGCTCAGACATTTAATTATAGTCAGGACGAAGTAAGTGCTAACCCTCTACACTTGCTTATGATATTATCAAAGCGTATTAAGGAAGAACATTTAGCTAAGGAAGACGAATTACTGTACTTAGAATTAATTGATGTACTTTATAAGGAGTTTCACAAGACATTTGATAAGGATGTTAAGAAGAGCTACATAGAGTCATATCAAGACTATGGTCAGAACATATTTGATAAGTACATAATATACGCTGATCACGTGTTAAATGAGAATGATTATAGGGATGAGATGACAGGTTTGTCTATGACTCCTCAGGACTTAGAGAAGTACCTGGAAGAGATAGAAACACCAGCTAATGTAACTAATAAAAAGGATTTTAGACATGAAGTTGTAAGATACTGCTTGAAATATCAAGTATCTAATAAAGGAAAGAATCCACCATGGGGTAGTTACAATAAAATAAGGGAAGTTATTGAGAAGAAGATATTCGCTAACATGGACGACATGTTACCAATTATCAGTAATACAGAGAAAGCTAACGCTAGTGACAAGAGAGCACACCAGGAGTTTGTTACTAGAATGCAGACTCTAGGGTATACTCCTAAGATGATTCAAATTCTTATTGACTGGTATATTAGATCTCCGAGGTAGTTATGGCTAAGTTTAAAGTCTCATTAAAAGAGCTAGTTAGATTAGTTAGACAGTCTTCACAGGACATTGTATTAGCTGCGCAGGCTTTGGAGTCAGGGTTAGAGGGATCTTTTCCTGACAGCTTGTTACAAGACCTTAAAGATGATATATTTAGATATGAACAACTAGTTAAAGAACGTCAAAAAAGGAACGTATAATGCCTCTTATTATTGACAAGAGATTTCTACCTAAAGGAGCTACAATAGGATCTCGTCAAAAATTCATTGATAGGTATAAAGACTCTATTAAAAAGAAAATAAGGGAAATGATAGATAAGAACTCTATTAAGGATTTTAATAACGGCTCTAAGAAGATTAAGATTAATATAGATGACTTAGACAGTCCTAATTTTGAATTAGACTCTACTACTGGTAACAAAGATCACGTACTTATAGGTAATAAGACTTTTAAGAAAGGAGACACTATACCAAGACCTTCAAGAGGAAGTGGTAAATCTGGAAAGTCTGGAGGTAATTCTGGAGACTCAAACGATGGTTTCGAGTTCACACTTACTGAGGAAGAATTCGCTAACCTATTTTTCGAGGATTTAGAGCTTCCAGATCTTATTAAAAGACAGTTTAGTGTTGACACTTTTGAAATACAGCCTGCTGGGTATAGCAAGAGTGGAGGGCCTAGCAGTTTAAACGTAAAAAGGACTATTCTAAATAGCTTAGGACGTAGATTTATACAGAGAAAAAAGGATCAATTAATATTAGAACTAAATGATATGGAAACTGCAACGGATTCTGACACTAGTGAGGAATTTGTATTAGTACCTAAAAAGAAAGTTCAATTCATTGAAGAAATGGATTTAAGGTACAATTTTAGAGATAAGGTAGAGCAGCCCACAACTAAGGCAGTAATGTTCTGCATGTTGGACGTAAGTGGAAGTATGGGAGAGTATGAGAAGGATATAGCTAAACGATTCTTCATTCTTCTTAATCTGTTCCTTAAACGAAATTACGAACAAGTAGATGTTGTGTTCATAAGGCACTCAGATACAGCAGAAGAAGTAGACGAGAAGAAGTTTTTCTATGATACATGGTCTGGTGGTACAGTAATAAGCTCTGGATATGAAAAAATAAAGGATATTATAAACACTAGATACAATCCTGAAATGTGGAATGTATACATAGCTCAGGCTAGTGATGGTGAGAATTTCGAATATGACAATGATTTAATGACTGATTTATTAGTTAATAGAATATTACCAAGTGTTCAGTATATGGCCTATATAAATATAGGATCTAGGAATTCAAGTAATAATGATTTTCTTAAAATACTTGACAATGTATCTGATAGTAATGTAAACTTTAAGAGTAAAGTAGTTATTAATAGTAAGGATATTTTCGAAGTATTCAGAAGCCTATTTAAGAAGGGGAAGGTATGAAAAAAGTTAAAAATAGCCCTTTCCTACTAGATGATTGGACTGGGCAATCATTAGAAGATGGTTGGAACATAATAGCTAAGCTGGCTAAGGAAAAGTACAATTTAGACTGGTATAATCCTAACTTTGAAGTAGTTAACTTCGAAGATATGTTACATATTTACACAGGATCATTACCTGTAATGTACAGCCACTGGAGTTTTGGAAGACAGTACATAGAGCTTCATAAGCAATATTTAGCTGATAGAATGGGCACAGCATATGAGGTTGTGTTCAATACAAATCCATCACTGTGCTATCTGTTAGAGCATAACTCGCCAACAATGCAGGCTTTAGTTCAATGCCATGCCAGTGTAGGACATTCCAGCTTCTTTAAGAATAACATATACTTTAAAGAACATACCAATGCTAATAGCATTATGCCTTTCCTTAAGAATATGAAGATATTCATAGAAGAGTGTGAACACCAGCATGGTGCTAAGGAAGTAGAAAGCTTATTGGATATGTGTCACGCCTTATCTTTGTATGCCATTGACCGTAGACCTATTAGGAATAAGACTAATAAGGAGAAGGAGGCAGTTAGGCTAGAGAGAAGTTTAAATAAAGATCGTGATTATGACCTTACTCAGCAGCTAGGAGATAAGACTACTAAGTCTGCACCAGGATCTGGAAGACTAAGAGAGGAGAACATACTCAAGTTTATTGGTAAGTTCTCTCCAGCACTTAAACAATGGCAAAGAGATATCATAAGTATATACTGTAAGATTCAACAGTACCTGTATCCTCAAATGCTTACAAAGCTAATGAATGAAGGTTTTGCATCTTTCTGGCATCATACACTAATGACAGATTTAGGAGACTTAGGGTACTTAGAGGCAGGTCAGTCTATAGAATTCTTACACAGCCATTGCTCTGTGTTAAAACAACACGACTTTGATAGCAAATACTACAATGGAGTTAATCCATATAAACTTGGATTTGAGATGTTCAAGGATATAAGACGTATATGTGAGAATCCAACAGAAGAAGATAAGGAATGGTTCCCAGGACTTATAGGTAAGAATTGGATTGAAGAAGTTAAATTTGCAGCTTATAATTTCAAGGACGAGAGTTTTATAGGGCAATACTTAAGCCCTAAACTAATGAGGGATCTTAAGCTGTTCGTGTTGAACGATTCGTGTGATAATAATGAATATGAAATTACTCATATACACGATGATGACGGGTACAAGGAAATAAGAAGTAAGCTATCTAAGCAATACCTATTCGGAAACCATATACCAGATATTTATGTAGAAGGTTGGGACTTCAAAAAGAGAAGAACTTTATACTTAGTAATTCAAGAACATAATGGTGTTGAGATTAAGGATGATGATACTGGGGCATGTAAGAGTGAAGCTGTAATGGATATGATAAAGAAGTACTGGCCGTTCCCTGTACACATTAAATACATTAAAACTGACGGTGAGGAAATACCTTTTGCGGAATAAACTTAAGCATACTATAAAGAGAGTTGCGTATAGGACGTTAGAAGCTACATTCATGGCAACAGTAATATTTGTACTACTTAGTGCTAACAAAGCCCATGCCGGTTCTTATGTGGCCCCTACAGCTATGTTTGAGTCTGACGATGAGGCATGGGTAAACTTAGAATTACGTATGCTACATGATAAGGATAATACTATAGTAGTTGCTATAGACGGAGAAGGAGGATATAACGACACTGCTGATGCGTTTATTAAAGTAGTTAAGATGTTACATGCAGAAGGTAAGACAGTTGACTTTGTAGTTACTACAGAAGCTGTTAGTAACCATGCAAGAATAGCTTGTTATGCTGATTCTGTTAAGATAGTAGGTAGGGGAAAATTAGTATTCCATGACTCTTTTAACATAGACGAATCAAAGAGCCAAGGACATAAAGTATACGATAATGATGAAACAACCACATCACTATTCCAACAGTGCGTTACAAAGGGGCTATTAAGTCAATCAGACGTGTTCACAATAACAGTTCTTCATAAGAGAATTGAAGAGTATAGAAACTTACAAAAGGTAGTTCTTGACGACTGGAAGGGGTGGTAGTATGTCTAAAACAACATTACACAATTTTGCATGTATAGTTATAGTAGCATTTTCATGTACTTTGTGCGCAGTATTAATAGATTTTTTAATTAAATACGGTAATCAATAATGATTAAATTACTATTTCCTATAAGACATGAGACTACAAGTCAAGGAAGTGACATGTACTATGTTAGTTTAGACACTAGTTTATATATAAATTTCGATAAAAAGGAATATGTAGATCAATATCCTACTTTAAAATCTATAAAAGTTTCAATACTAGGGTTTGGCTTTAGGGCGAATAACTCATGAAAATGCAATATAAATTATTAACTGTATCGGGCAGTGAGGGTGCATGTGTGTCATGCAATACACCTTATAGGTTAACTAAAGTTAGTAGTGATAGAGATCATAGAGAAAATGACATATTCGAGATTATGCACACATGTAGGCACATAAATAGACCACAGGTAACTAGGAGATTTATAGAAGATGTATGTCTATATATAATAGAACCGGTTAGGGCACGAAGACTTACGCTATTTAAGAAGTGGAAAAATAGACAAAGAGGTAAATAACTTGCAGACGTTACTAATAGATGGTGATATTATATTATATCAAGTAGCATTTGCTATGGAAAAGCCTATGTATGTGTGTAAAAATGCTATATATAAGAATAAAGGAAAAGCAGACGCTGCTAGTATTAAAAACGGATTTCCTGTAACTAAGCGTGTAGTCCTGGGTACAGAAAAACACTTAAGGGCTAAGTTGGATGCAACACTTAATACATTATTTAAAGAATGTGGTACTAAAAACTATAAATTATTCCTAACTTTTAACGAATTAAGCCCTAATTATAGGTTAAAGTTAGCAACTATACTACCATATAAAGGAAATCGTGTTGGAAGCGTTAAGCCACAACACTATAAAAGATTGAAGGAAATATTAGTAAACGAGTATAGAGCTATTAAGGTAGAAGGCCAGGAAGCAGATGATTCACTTACTATACACCAAATGGAATCTTTTAGGACTACTGGAAGTTATGAGCGTACAATAATATGCTCACTAGATAAAGACTTTAAAATGGTTCCAGGACTACACTACCACCTAACAAG